AAGCTTGTCGATCAAGTCCAATTTTTGGACAGTCTCGAAGTTGAAACCTACGGTTCCACCGTTGAGGTGACGAAAAATCCACAGGATTTCGGGCTTGGAGAGGGGAACGAGTGAGTCACGCATGGGATTCCTTTCGAATGCAGTGAGTTGTGATGTACCGGCTTAAAGCCGGAAAGAAGGACAGAGCGTCCAGTGCATAACAGTCAGAGACTGACATGCCCTTGAAACTCGGAGAGTTATTGACCACCGATAACGTCATCACGACAGATCGGGGTTTATTTGTAAAGGGATAAACCCTTTACCCTCTAGGACACAAGGCCGATAAAGCCTTGAACCAACCCTTCGGAGCTTTAGCTCCTCCGGAGTCCACTTGTACTGAGTGTCAGGTCAAACCCTTCGGTTCGTTGCGTCACTTTGTGGTTTTGCTTAACCCCTTCTAACGAGGAGCTTCGCCTATCTGCCACACAGTGCTTTAGCACTTACTGGTTGGATTGTTCGGTTTGTTGCCGAATTGACGATTTGAAGTTGACCAGATTGTTGATGCAGTGTCAAGTCTTTTTTTCATTTCGACCCCTATTACTACGTAAAAAAGTTGGAAAACGGTGTTGTTTTGGGGTTGAACGACGATTTTGAGCCGCAAAGCTTCAAGGCAGGCATCACATACACCGCTTTGCTGATAGGTAATGTAGGGGTGAATCGAGAGTGAATGAGTGCATGACGCTGAATGCAAAGCATTGAATCGATTGAATTTTTGGGTATGGGAAAATCGACATTCAGTAAATCACTCAGGCTTTCCTACGGAAAACGTCGATCCGTCCCTCAATGCGCCCATGCCATGACGTACATCTACCCTCTTTAGAGGGCAAAATCAGGGGAAATCACGGTCTACAGCTCACCAAAATCGACAGATCTGTCCCTTTGGGACGGCGTGCGCCTGCTGTGACACGCCCGTGCTACGCGGGTGCTAGGGGTGGCGTGGCCATGCGTCGCGTGGCGTGCGTCCTGAGCCTCTAGCTATAGGTAATACACAAGAACAAGTCCATTTTTCTTACACCAGTCTCTCCAACCCCGGGGTCTATACAAACAACGCTAATTATTTTTTCTACAAAATACTCAAATTCTCTGTAATCAGTTCTGAAATCAGAGCTGAAAACACGATGCAACCCAATAACCCATAAACCCAATAACCCACTCTACTGGAATGAGTCTCTGAGATCAGAGTTGTAATCAGGAATACTGAAAAAGGTATTGCATATTCCGGATCAAGTGGTTATATTCCACGCCAATGATGGACAACCCATCTCAAGACGTATGGTGACTAGTGACTCCGGTCAAAACAAAGTGAAGCGTGTTTAGTCTCCATACGTGTTGGCACAAATGAGTTCACTCCGCCCTGAGTACCGAGGACTGGTTTCCGTCCCTTGAAGAAATCGGTTATGGCTGCCAACAATAAGTTTGGCAAAAGCGGATGCCGCCCGAAATGTTGAATTGCGGACAAGTAGCGCAATATCTGCGGACGTAGCGAGTAGCCTTTACACAAGAGGAAACAATGGCAACAAAGAAATCTACTGAAGCAGTGAGTGCTCGTCGGGAGCAGCTTCGGGAAGAACACGCTGTTGCTGTCCGTGAGAAGATTCAAGTGTCAAGCTTGGTCAACACGTTAGAAAACTTTGCTCTCGGCAAAGGTACAACCAAATTGACTGCGGCTCGGATCAAAGCAATCGAGATGTTGCTGGACAAGACCCTGCCGAACTTAGCGTCGATCAAGCATGAGACAGATGCGAAGAGTGTTACATTCATGATTGGTTCAAACTTCGTAAAGCCTGAATGACTGTTATCCAGTACAACCCGCCGGGACAAGTGGCTGCTGATTTTCACAACTCAGAAGCTGATGTCCGAGGAATCAAAGGGCCAGTAGGTTCTGGAAAATCCTCAACCTGCTGCATGGAGATTGTCAAGCACTCCCTCAAGCAAACCCCACACAATGGTTGGCGCAAGGCTCGATGGGCTGTCATCCGCAATACCTACCCTGAACTCAAGTCCACCACAATCAAGACTTGGCAGACTTGGTTCAATGATGAGCTGGCCCCGATCAAGTGGGATGCCCCGATCACAGCTCACATGAAGATCAAAGACTGTGGAGACGGCAACGGACTGGATCTCGAAGTCGTCTTCATCGCCTTGGATAAAGCTTCCGAAACCGGCAAGCTGAGATCTCTCGAACTTACTGGAGCTTGGATCAATGAAGCCTCAGAGGTTCCGCATGAAGTCTTCAACATGGTTACACAGAGGATCGGTCGTTACCCCGCGAAGACTCACGGCGGCGGCCCCGTTCATCCATGCGTCATCCTCGATACCAACCCGCCTGACGACGATCACTGGTATTACAAGATTGCAGAAGAAGACACCCCCGAAGGATGGGAATTCTTTAACCAACCGGGTGGTCTCATTCGTCTTCAAGAGGGTGATGATGTCCAATACAAGCCGAATCCGGATGCGGAGAATGTGTTCAACCTTCCTCAAGGGTATGAGTATTACCTGAAGATGGTCAAGGGTAAGACTGACGACTGGATCAAAGTCTTTGTCCTCGGCCAGTACGGAACCACCGCAGATGGAAAGCCTGTCTACCCAGAATTCAATGACAGAATCCATGTAGCTGAGGATGAGATCCTTGTGAACAGAGGACTACCCCTGTACCTTGGATGGGACTTCGGATTAACACCAGCTTGCATCGTCGGACAGATTACCTCCCGTGGGCAACTGGTAATTCTTGAAGAGTTCCTAGCCGAAGACATGGGCATCAGACAGTTTGCTCAGGAGATTGTCAAGCCAGCCTTGATGACGACCTACTCTGGAATGAGGTTCATCTCTGTTGGAGATCCTGCTGGAACGCATAGATCTCAAGCGGATGAAAGAACCTGCTACCAAGAACTTCTAGAATCAGGAATAGCAAGTGAGCCGACCAATACAAACGACTTCATACCACGCAGAGAATCTGTTGCGTACTTCCTCAACAAGTTGGCTGGGGGAGAACCGGGATTTCTTCTTTCGTCAAACTGCCGTCAACTACGCAAGGGTTTCCTCGGCGGTTACAGGTACGAACGACTCAAGGTTGCCGGTGAAAGATACCGAGACCGACCAGTCAAAGACAGATTCAGCCATCCACACGATGCACTCCAGTACCTCTGTTTAGCAGCTCGTAGCGGCAAAGTAGAAGTGAGAGCACGGGTAATTAAAAAAGCGTCCAGCAAAGCATGGGCATGAGGAATAAACCATGACACAGGTGTATCAGGCAGTCGCGCCAGTCGAAGCAGACATCAGCGCCGTCCAAGCACAAGGCGTGGATAACTCCGACCTGATCGCAATGGGCATCTCTGGTCACATCAATTCCTGCTGGACTCAAGCGAAGATGGCGAAACAAGACATCACAGAGCGCCTACTCCAGTGTGAGCGCCAGCGCCGTGGTGAATATGACCCAGATAAAGCTATGGACATAGCTGAAACTGGTGGCTCAGACATTTTCATGATGCTGACAGACGTTAAATGTGCTGCCGCCAAGTCATGGATTCAGGACGTAATGCTCCAAGCGAACCGTCCATTTGACCTAGTACCCGCTCAAGAACCACAGATTCCTCCTGAAGTCCGCCTGTCAATCATTGATTTAGTGCGGACAGAGGCAGAAGATTACGTCCGTGCTGGTCAAGAACTGCACCCAGAGTCATTTCGCAAGCGGATGAGCGAAGTCCACGACATAATCTCCATGCGTGTCAAGGAAGAAGCCAAGGCAACAGCAGAGAGAATGGCTCAGGTTATCCAAGATCAACTCGATGTTGGTAGGTTTAAGCCTGCCATGCAGGACTTCATCGACGACTTCGTGACGTTCCCTACGGCTATCCTCAAAGGCCCAAGCGTTCGCCGCAAGAAGCAGCTCCAATGGGGGCCAAACTTCATGCCCATCGTTGTGAACGATATGATTCGTGAGGTTTCAAGAGTTTCTCCTTACGACATCTTCCCAAGCGCCAACTC